ATGCCGTGGGTGGGTAGTTCACTCCAGGAAAGGAAATATGGCCAAATGGAGGTAAAAAAGGTAAATATATATTTCATGTTTATCTTTTCTTTTCAAGATGGAATGTTGATATAATATTTTACAAAAAAGATGATAGGAAAAGCACTAAGTCCGGTACTTGAAGAAATAGAGAGAAAATTATGGCAATTTGAGGCCAACGGAGGAGATAAGCCTAATTATGATTTAGCCGGGTTCAGAGCTTCCATGAAAATATTTATGAGTACATTACTCGATAAGATGTGTGAATTACAGGAGAAGGAAGGTATGAGTATTGAGGACAGGGGTAATATGGCTGAAAAAGTAGGATTAGAGTTAAGAAAATTAGTAAAGACGTACACTGATATAGACACCATTGAACTTTTCAAATGACTTGGCACGAGAAAAATAAAGAACACGTAAGGGCGTATCAAAAAGCGTACAGAGATACCGACCACGAGTTATATCTGGCAATGAGGAAAGCGTACTATCAGAAGAACAGAGAAAAGCTACTCAAAAGGCAGCGAGAATATTATCAAAGAACCCGTGAGGAAAGAATCAAATATCAGAAACAATGGATACAAAACCAGAAGGCAGCGTGAAATTAACCGATAAATAGTAATTATCGGCAAAATAACCGAATATGGTGGCGTGAAAAAGCGAAATTTTAGAATGATTATATTTGTGCAGTTAAAAAAGCTGCGATAAAAATATTTTATTTGTTCATTCAAATAAATCCTGGCTAAAGTTCTTTCTACTTCGCAGTTTTTTGACTAAGCCAGGATTTTTTATTATATATGGTAAGAATTTGCGTAGACTATATTGATCAGATCAAGGACAATCATAATAAGATGAATGCTTTTGCTTTATGGTTGAAGTTGAAGATTCGTTACCGCAATGGAGTTATCTACGATTACACACCGGAAAAAATATCAAATACCTTTAAAGTTTCAGTATATCATGTAAAAAAGTTAATCCCTATTCTTGAAAATATGGGATTAGTGAAAATTTGTAATTACAAAAATGAGGTAAGAATAATAATTGAAAGTTTTAGAAAGATATCTACAGGAAACAATCTCAAAAAAAATGCAGACATACACATGACGGATAGTCTTGATGTGGTTGTAGCAAAACTGAGGGCTATCCTGTTTTTGTTTACTATTAACCGGCAGCGCAAATTAGTTGATGTAACAACAAATTTAAAAGAGCTCAAATTAAAGTGGAGAACCTTAAAAAGGTTAACACTGAAATATCAAAAGACCCGTAACGGTCTTGATAATGTTGATACAAACATCTATTCCGGCTACCGGTTATTAGCAAACGCTTGTGGAATTAGTATAGCAAGTACAAAAAAAATGTTGTTGTATTTTGTCAAGTTCGGTATTATTAAGCAATTCAAGCGGTACATTATCGAAGCCGATGAAACACACAACGAATTTTTACTTGCTGAGAAATACTCACTCCATAAGGGATATTACTTTTCAAAGAACAAAACAGTCTACAAGCATTTAGGTACTATATTCGTATTCTAATAAAAGCTCTATAGATTGTTCAAGTTTTTCATATACAAATATATGGAAAGTTTTTTTCTTTTGCAAATATTGATATATTCACATATTGAGATACTTACATAAATGAAGTACGCTAAAGACTATCTACCACACGATCAATATCTAGTAATAAACGATAACGACACATCGCTACGCCCTGTAGTATTAAAACTTCCTGATCCCCCGGATTTAAAACTAATAGATGGTTACGGACTACCGATACACGAACAATACTTTATAAGAAAAGAGACTCCCGATAAATTACTTCAGGTAGAAAAGAGGGCCAGAAAGGAAATAGAGAAGCAAAACGAAAAGAGTTCCAACAACAGGTTCAATGGGTATCACATTCAAAAAGAGTTCTGGAAAATAATAGAAGAAGAAAGAGACAGCCTACAGGAGGAAATAAAGTGGATGTGGGCTAATCACTGGTATCTGAGGTATGGGTACTGGTTTTACAACTGCGGTAAGCCTACGTATATATCACCGTGGCACTTCTATTTTCTTAACTTCCATTATCTCAATGAAGGTAAATGTTACCCTGACTACAGAGATGTGGACAGGAGAAATAATCTTGCTAAGTGGTATGCGTATACGTGTATGGAAACATTTTCAGAGATTGACAACGAAGGCAATCCGGTAAGTTTGGATATGAAAGATGTCGGCAGGAGATTATTTTTCGGAGAGATAAAGCCCAAACGGAGGCGGGAGGGGGCATCGAACCAAGCGTTATCAGTAGGGAAATGGATACTCATGAATAACAAATCAGCGTTTTGTGATATTGTTGCGGATGAAGGAGACCATGCGGAAGGATTATTCAAAGACAAGCTGGCTCCGTCATGGTTTTATACTCCGTTATGGCTTAAGCCTATTTGGGACGGTAATGAGATACCTACATCCGGGATAAACCTTTCACAACCCAAGACGGCATTAAAAGAAGATTGTTTAATGTCATACTTTGGGTTTACTAAAAAGTCAACAGACAGGGCGTTAGACTCAGGACAGTATATGTTTGTATTATCTGATGAGAGTGGTAAGGGACGTGTTAGGGGTAACGTTTCAAGTGCTTGGGCCATTATTAAAGAAACACTTGCGCAAGACTTAATTATTCACGGGTGGAGTTCTCATCCATCAACGGTAGAAGAAATAGAATCAGGTGGGGGAGAATATAGAACAATGTTCGAGTTATCAGATTTCTATAAAAGAAAACCTTCAGGACAGACATTATCAGGATTATTCAGAATATTCAATCCTGCTTATGATGGCATGGACGGTTTTATAGATAGGTGGGGATATTCAGTAATAGAAAAGCCTACGGAACTACAGTTAAAGTACCCTGCATTAAAAAACCCTATATACGCACACGAGAATAAAGGGGCGAAAGAATCCCTTCAAAACGAACTCAATGCGTACCTTAATGACGGTAGTTACGAGAAGTTAAAAGAATACCGCCAATTGTTAAGAAAAAAACCGATGTGTCTTACGGATTGTTGGAGAGGATCAGCAGGAGACATGGGTTATAATATAATTAAGATAGACAAGGCGATAGTCGATGCAAAGAACACTAAAACATATAGGGGTAACTTTTATTGGGCTATCCCCGATCAGATAGTAGGTTGGATAAATGACCCTAAAGGCCGTTGGATAGTATCTGATTTTCTTATCGGAAGGTGTAATAAGTGGAAATATACGATATCTAACCATACAGATCCGGCAACGGGTAAAAGGGTAAAAGCGAAAGCCCCGATGAATTCTTTAATATGTACTGCCGGTATAGACCCTTACAGAAGTAGAACTGCATCGCAGGCACAGAGTAAAGAATACGGTGAAAATACTAACCTGTCAGATGGAGGCGGGGCGATACTATTAAATCCTGATTCGGTATTAAATGGGGACTTGCCGGACGATCAGTGGCCAACCCCTAAATTTATATGCACGTACAGGAACCGTATGAACACGTTAAAAGAGTACGCTGAAGATATGCTTATGATGTGTTTCTATTATGGTGCGCCGTGTATGGGAGAAAGAAATACGGAGTATGTAATAGACTATTTTATAGAAAGGGGTTACGCCGGGTATTTAATATACCTGATGGACGCAACGGGTAAAATAGCACCTCAACCGTGGGTATTCTCAGGCGGTCAGAATAATACCGCAAAAGGCGATATGATCAATTTTACGGCAGAGCATATTGAGAAACACGTACAGAATGAATGTCACGTGGACTTACTAACAGAATGGAAAAGTATAAGCTGCCCGGAGGATTATCATAAGAAAGACTTAGCTACAGCAGCCGGATGGGCTTTATTCGGATACCAGAAAGGATACCAGAAGAAGATCGACAGGATAGAAAGGGGTAGGGTTATAGATTTAAGTAAATCATGGTTAAGGCCACATAGTATTTGAGTGAAATTTCAGTTTTACAGAAATCTTATTTTTACAGAAAAATAAGTAAATGCCAAATATTCCGAATGTTGATATTCAGCAGAGAGATGGGCTGTTATTCCCCGATATGGAAAGGATACCTTACTCTCAGAAGAACACTCCTGAATATGCCAGACAACTTATAAAAGCAGTATACGGACAGTATACAAATAATCAGGGCGATATACCGTATACAGGATGGGATGAAAGAGTAGAAAAACTACGCAAGATAGCAAGAGGGCGACAATCTCCTGAACAGTACCGTGATTATTTTGCAGGGGGGGAACTTCCTACACTTAATGTCCTTAATGATCTTGATACTACACCTAAAAGCAATGCAGAAGCATCACGCAAAGGATGGTTTACCGGTTTTTTTGAAGAAGTAGTAAGTCCTATGCCCAATATGCTAAGAAAGGCTAAAGGAGACTTTTTAAGCAGGGACGTAGATGTGAAGCTTAACAGTGTTGATTCAGATGCGACCAGCAGGGAATTGTTAAGGATGAACAAGGAATGGGCAAAGTTCAAGACAAACAGAGTAATTAATGATATAAAAAAACGTGCCGGATTGCCTACCAGGGAAGAAGTATTGACGGATTCTTATGAAGCGTTAATGGATATTAAGAATGAAGGAGGTTTTAAAGACAGGCTGATGATAGCAATGGAGCAAGCTATCACGCATACTGAAGATATATCAAATTGGTCGCAATCACTAAAAGAAAAACTATTCGATGATATATGGTCTAACGGGGTAGCTTTTGGTGTAGCTGAATATGATGAAAGCCAGTGCAAAGTAGTATGGAGATATAAAGATATAAGAAACGTAGGCTGTCAATACTCATGGGAGAAAGATTACGATGGATGTCAGGCATTTTACTGGTTTGAAGAAGTCCCGTTAAACAGGATAAGGGAAATTCAGGACAGGATGACGGACGGTACAAAGATGGGATTATCCAATGAAGATTTTAAAAAAATAGGAAATCGTTACAGGACATATTCAGATAATGTTAAATCAGTATGGTATACAAATACAGACTACAGGTCTGACGCCATTGATGTTAATGTATGCGTTATGCACCTTAGAATTATGGACGTTATCAAAGAAAAAGAATTAGAATATAGTACCGGGACAAAAAAATCACGGGTAGCTTATACTGATAACTATAACAAGAAAAAATACAAACTAATAGAAACAAGGAGGTTAGCCCGTTATGATGTTTCATGGTTAGTAGGGACTGAGTTTATATTAGATTGGGGATGGGCTAAAAATCAGGCTTATATTAATGGAGTCCCTTCACTTGGTTTTGCGGGGTTCAAGCTTATGGAAAAAAGTCCCGTAGAATCACTTGTGCCTATTGCTCATTTATTTTCAATACATTGGATAAAGTTCGTCAATACACTTGCTAAAGCACAACCGGACTTCCCGGCCATAGACATATCTAAATTAGCTGAATATGGGGATGGTGATAATAAATATGATCCGTTGATGGGGTTAAAGGTATTGAGGCAGGAACTTGCATTATTATACGTAGGGGAAAATGCTACCGGTCAGGGAGGGGATAATATACCGGTTAAATTTATACAGAGTACTGCGTATAAAAGTCTTACGGAGCAGCTTAGTATTATGGAGGGATTATTAAGGCAGGCTGAGATATTAACAGGGATAAGCCCTATGTATTACGGAGCGGTACCGGATAAAGGACAGCCGGTAAGAACATCATTAGCAAGTCTTAATTCAACAAATACATCAATGGGATATCTGATGCATGCCGTAATGAGGATAAAGATAAAGTTAGCGGAGCAGACAGTTCCAATGATTGCTAACCTAATAGATATAGATGAGGTTTCAAGGGAGAACTATTCAACGGTCATAGGAGAAGATGATGTCCAGTCGATCATTGACAATATGGGACAGATGGATAAGTTAGGACTTAAATTTTATCCAAGACCTACAGATGAGATGAAAGACAGATTAGTTCAGAATATGCAGTTCTACGTATCGCAGGGATTCCTTGACCCCGTTACCGCCATGAATATGGAATATCATTTATACAGGGGCGGTAATTTTATGGAGATACTTCATAAGGTAGACTTTAAAGTACGTCAGGAAAAGAAAAGGCTTCATGCTGAGAAGATGGAAATGATAAGAGAGCAGGGAAGAGCCAATGAGAAGGCTGCACAGGTAGAAATACAGGGTAATCTTAAAGAAAAACAGATGGATGCTCAGATACAGCAACAGAACGCATTTTCAAAAGGATTATCGCAAACGGCAATAGATGAAAATAAAATGCTTAATGACGTAAAAAAGATGCTTGTAGAGAAAATGATAGAAAGGGGAGAGGACACTACTAATGTAATAACTGATTTACAGGAGATTGCCAATGCCAGAAAGCAGCAATTAACTGTATGAAAAAGTGATATTTTGAATTATATATATTTGCAGAGACCAACAAAACAAAATTAATTATGGCAGACGATATAAAAGATTTACTGTTTTTGAAACAGGAAGCACAACCGGCAGCAACGGAAACTGTGAAAGCAGAAATTCCTCCGGTAGAAGTAAGTGCTACTGAAGTAAACACAAGGGAAGCAACACCTGAAACTCCTAAAGTGGAGGTAACACAAACTGAACTGCCGGAATATTTAAAAAAGGCCAGTGAGTATTCAGGAAGGGAATTTAAAAGTGATGATGAATTAAAAACGTTCTTTGAACAATACGATATAATCTCAAAGGAACATTCCGATTTAAAGGGTGCTACCGAGAAGAATAAAGTTATCGAGGAATTTATCAGGGAGAAAGGGAAGTTGTATGATCCCGTAGCTATGTTTGGAGGAAAGGACAACTACAGAAAACTACAGATAGCTACAGAGCTTGCTAAAAGTGGTGACAGGACGATGGCGATGGAGTTAGTCTCGTCAGACCTTGATAAAGTTCACGATCTTGACCTGATGGGTAAGTTTGCCCAATATAAGACTCCCGGACTTGATGGAGGATTAAAAGGAGGAATAGAAGCGTACCTTGAAAGTATAGGGGTAAATACGGATGATATCGAGGATTGGAACACCGCTAAAGAACTGTTTGAAAAACTACCTTCAAAGAAAAGAAGTGTAGTACAGTTAAAAGCGGCAGAATTACGGGATAGTTTAAAGAAATCTATTCAGTCTGTAAATGTCCCTGATGCAGAGAACCCTATAACAGAGATTATATCGAAATATGACGAACAGACAAAGAATATAGAAGCCTTACAAGGTCAGTGGAATCAAAAAGAGGTGATGACTCAGATAACTGACAGCCTTAAAAAGTTACCATTACCAAAGTACGGATTCGACTTTGAAATAAAAGAGGATGTCTCGCAGATCGTAAACGATTATCTTGCTTCCGCAGCACGGAGAGGCGTACAACCTGATGAGGCCGGAAGGCTGAAGGTGCTGAAAGCTATCCAGGAAGAGATATTTAGCAGGAACAGGTACCAGATCATTGATGCTATAGTATCTCATAAGGAAGCGGAGATAAGAGCTGAACTTCAAAAGAAGTACGAGAACAAGACTCCGATAAGCACACCACAGGCTCCTAAATTGGACGATGCAGCGAAAGCGGCTAACGCACAATGGAGGAAGGTTGTAGGGGTGTAAATGTGAAACTTTAAAAAATAATAAAATGCCGACTACAGCAACAATCGGTGGAGCGGCCGTAACGACCCCCACCAGTAATATGACGGTAGGAAATACCGGAGCGACTTGGCTTTCCTGGATGGCCAATGTAACAGGAGTTACTGATCCTAATACTTATCCGCAGATCTACAAGAAATACGGAAAGACAGCATACCCATTATTCAGGGATATCATCCGTGCAAAAGGGCAGGAAATGGGAGGCCCGGCACAGGACTTAAATGTTCTGGAAGAAACAGCATATTGGAGACCTATTGTTACACGTGAAATAATTTCAGCCGGGGAAGCCGGGGCAGCTATCACTGTTTATCTGCATTCGAGTAATTACGAGAGTACCAAATCACCGGTACAGGAGCGTGATGTTATTCTTATCCCGGCCAAATATCTGAAGGCAGGACAGAATAAATCAGCAGAATATGTTGTGATGAAATTGGAAACAGATGTACTTACAAACGACACTCTTACTTGCTATCCGAAAAATACAGCTACGGATATTGACACAGATATTCCGGCAAAAGTTGAACTGGCAGTAGGGCCTAACACATGGGCGGTAGGTGAAGGACAGCCGAAAGGTAAGAACAACTTCCCTGTAAACTACACCTATACTCGTGGTATTATCAAAGCTACCGTAGGTATTGAGCAGGATTCTGTTGCTACCAAATTTGAGCCTGTAGAATTTAATGGAAACCGTTGGCTTATCAACGACCTTACTATTAAAATGGAAAGGGACATTGAATTCATGGAAGACTGGATGTTTTTCAGGGGAGAAAAAAACAGCAACCAATCCGTTCTTTTAGGTACTTCAGGGATCACAGGAGATAATGGGATACTTCGTTCATGTGACGGTCTGACGACCCTTATGGATGATTATTCACTTAACGATACCTATGACACTACATTCGATGAATCACATCTGGATAATGTAACCGAAGGGCTTATCGCAATGGGCAACCCGTCAAGGGACGTAGCAGTGTACTGCGGCCATATGTTCCGCAAGGATATGAACGATGTGTTCAGGGATTACATGGAGAAATATTCTTCTTCCGATCTGTATGACCGGGTTAAGAATATGCTAGGGGTAACCCCGGATGTATTGAACTGGAATGGTGTAAACTTCTATTTCCAGATACTTCACACGCTTAGCAATCCTTCAGTAACCGGTATTACCGCAAGTGGAGATTATCTGTATGAAGAACCTTATATGGCTATTTTCATCCCTGATAACCCTATCACGGTATCTAAGTTCGGGGAACAGGTAAATGCTTCTATACCGAATATCGGAGTTCAGTATACCAATTACAATGGCGAGAACAATGGTAAGGTGTTCAACATACTGAAAGGTATGACAAACCTTGAAGGAGGTAACCTGGGTACTGACAAAGCAGGTGTATTCTACTACATGATGTCAGAATCTAAGTTCTTCGGTGGAGCCTGGGAGCAGAAATTCCTTTACAGGAAACAGAAATAAAAAACGGAGGGGGTAATACCCCTCCTTTCATAATACCAACACAAAACAAAACAAAATGATAGTCGTAGATAAGAAAGAATTGAATTTAGACACGCCGGTAACGCATAATGAACTATTGGTGTCTAAATGGATCTCAGATCAAAAAGAAAAAAGAGGTAATGATGCAGTCATAAAACTCATCGACATAACGCCTCTGAAGAAAAATCAACTTGTATTTAAGCAGCCGAAAGGATTTGACGTATCAGGGCATAAGGTAAACAGTAAGACCGGTGTGAAAGAATACTGGATATACTGTGACCAGAATCCTAAAGTGTTGAAAAACGGAGAAAAGTATTATCCAAAGAAACATTTAAGGTTTTTCCGGGAAGCAAGTTTCTCTTTAAACGGAGATGCCGCATTGCTATATTTCTTACTTGAAGTAGTAGATGTAAAACAGTTCGGTTTTATCGTAGAGGACAAAGAGGCAATGGCAAAGAAAAAGCTTGACATGAGAAGAAATGCCTCTATTGTTGAGAACATAATCCTTGAAAAGTTAACGAAAGAAGATGTCGTTAAGTTTGCCGGACGTTGGGGGATAAAAGTAGATGGCAAAGGAGATAACGAACTTCGTGATGAACTATGGGAAGCCATAAAAGTGATGAATGAAAAGGCAAGGAAATCCGGTGACGATGATAACAAGATTTTCAGGCAGTTTATTGCCGAGGCTAACAGTGACGGGACAATTGTAAAGGTAGGAATGTACTTCTATAAAGCTTTAAAAGATAAGCTTATCTCGTTCAATCCGAACAACAGGACATATTTCTGGACGGACAGCCATGAAGTATTAGGAGGATATATCCCGCCGAATATGATCCATTCAAAGGAAGAATATATTATCAACTTATTGACCAATGATGAAAAAGAAAGAAACCAATTTATGATGGTTTTAGGGGGAGAAGTCGATAAGGTAGCTGCTGACGCCGGGGATTATAAAATGATCAAATCGCCTATGGCAAAAAAGGCATGGGCTAAAAAACATCTCGGATTAGAAATTCCTTTGGTAAGACTTGAAGAAGGGGATAAGCTAATCGAGGAATTTTTGAATAAGAGCAAAGAACAAGTTCCGACAGAATAGTGTTTTGTTTTCGTTGGTTGTCAGTCCTCTTGTCTTTAAGAGGAATTAGCAAGAAATCCAATTCATCGCTTTAGCGTGGGTTGGATTAATTGTATCTTTAGGATTATATATTTTATATTCTAAAAATAATTTTGTATATTTGCATTATGATTTTGAGAGCATATAAGTACAGAATATATCCGACAAAAGAGCAAGAAGTTCTTTTAACTAAACATTTTGGTTGTTCAAGGTGGGTATACAACTATGCTCTTGATAAAAAAATCAAAACATACCAGACAACAAAAGAAAGCCTTTCAAGATTTACAATACAAAAAGATTTGCCAGTACTAAAGAAAGCGGACGAAACGGCCTGGCTCAAAGAAGTAAACAGCCAATCGCTTCAAGCAAGTTTAGAAAACTTAGATAAGTCATTTACAAAATTCTTTAGGGATAAAAAAGGATTCCCAAAGTTCAA